CAGGAAGTAGTTACATCTACTTGGCCTTTGCCGAATCACCCCAAAAATTCTCTAACGCGAGGTAATTATGTGGTATAGCGAAACACTCGGAACAATTAAAACGCCTCGCGCCTTAACGGTAAACGGCATCCAACACCCATCCAACATCTTTAGGGTTTGGTCAGCAGAGGAACTGGCAGACATAGGTATCTATCCTGCGCGTGTAGAAACTCCTGACAGTCGTTATTGGAATACTGGCGCAGAGTCCTACACTCTTACTGATGGTGAGTATGTTATCTCTTACGAAACCACAGAAAAGAACGTAGATAATCTTAAAGCAGACCTAATCTCAAAGATTAAAGCCAATGTTGGTTCATTGCTGTCATCTTCAGATTGGATGGTTATGAGGGCGGCTGATGGTGGTACTGCTATGACAGAAGCATGGACAACCTACCGCAATGAAGTTCGCGCTCACGGCAACAGTCTTGAAAATGGCGTTGAAGCCTTTGCATCTGTGCAGGCGGTGAAGAACTTCCAGAACCATGAGGTACAGGAAGAACGATACCTGTCCACCTACGACGAAGAAGGTAATGAAACTATTACCCGCAACACTGAAACCGTCACACGCACTGTAGACAAAACCTATTGGGGTTGGCCCACGGCTCCTGATGCAGAGGTTGATCCTTATCACGTTAGGTATCTTTAATGGCAATTATACCTGTTGACAATCTAGGTCAAGTAGGTATTGTAAAGGATATTGCGCCCTTCCAATTACCTCCTAATGCTTGGTCAGATGGAAATAACATACGAGTAGAGCATGGTGCGATTATTAAATCGCCGGGATACTCGTCGGTTATTGAAACCTGTCCTATAGCCCCTTACTACATTACACAGTTAAAAGCGGGTACAGCAGAGTATTGGGTGGTAGCAGGACTAACAAAGATATACGTCCATAACGGAACCACTTGGACAGACATTACCAGAACTAGCGGAGACTACTCTGCTACAGCGGCAGAGAACTGGACACACACTGTAATTGGTGGTGTGCTTGTAATGTCTAACTTTGTGGACGATCCGCAGGAATGGCCTCTTACCTCTGGTGTGCCGTCTGTATCTAACAAGATGCAAGACTTGTCTAACTGGCCTGCAAATACAGAGTGTAAATCACTAAGATCATTCCGCTCATTCCTGATTGCCCTTAACATAACCAAGTCATCTGTACCAAACTCAAGGGTGGTTAAGTGGTCAACAGAGGCCGCTGTTAATGCCGTTCCAACCTCATGGGATGAAACAAGCGCCACGGTTGATGCGGGTGAATATTCTTTGGAAGATACCAAAGGGGCTATCCTTGACGGCCTGCCTCTTCAAGATACCTTTATGATCTACAAGGAAGATTCTATCTACGCTATGACGTATGTAGGAACTCCTTTTATCTTTGCGTTCCGCCAACTATCCCCAACTGTAGGAGCCTTGGCTAAGAACTGTGTCACAGAGTTTGACGGTGGACACTTTATCTTTGGCAACGGTGATATCTATATCAATGACGGCCAGAGGATTAAGAGTATCCTGCCCCATAAAATGAGAGATTATATCTTCTCATACATTGATGGAGATAATTATAAGAAATCTTTTTGCGTTACGGATTATAACAGATCAGAAGTGCTGGCTTGTTTCCCCTCTGCCGACAGTTTATCTACGCAGTGCGATAAAGCCCTTGTGTGGAATTGGGTAAGCAACGCTTTTTCTATTAGAGATATTCCCAATCTTGGTCACATTGCTTACGGCACTATTCAGGATGAAACCGCTCTTACTACTTGGGCGGCGGCAACTACAACTTGGTCAACCACCGCTGGGTCTTGGGCATCTAACTGGAACACGGTAGAAAACGTGCTTGTATTTGCCTCCCCCACAAATACTAAGGTATACAGGGATAGAGTAGGTTTTCAGGCTGATGGAACTAATATGCAGTCTTACATTGAGCGTGTTGGTTACTCAATGGATGAGCAAAACAATCCAGATCATTCTACGGTTAAACATATCAAGGCTATATGGCCCAAGATGACAATAGACAATAACGAGACAGTAGACTTCTACATTGGAACTCAGATGTCTACCGAAGAGGCTGTTACTTGGGAGGGGCCAATGTCCTTTAACCCAGATACTCATTCTAAAATATCATGCAGAGCATCAGGCAAATTGTACGGTGTAAAGATTGAGTCAGATAATAATGCGGGATGGAGACTGGAAGGTCTTGAGTTTGATGTACAGAACTCAGGGCGTAGAGGTAGCAGGGCTTACTGATGGGATATAACACTTATACGGATAGGAAGGTAAAGAGTGTAACATTTTATCAGCCGGGGTCAATTCCAGAAAGTCCAGAATATCTTGGAGAGTTTCTAATTAGGGAACTTAAAAAACTGGGTGACATTGTTTATAACGTATCTAACCTTAGACTAGAAGAATTACATGAAGAACCTGACAAACCTAGAAATGGTGATATAAGATATGCGGATGGTTCAGACTGGAATCCGGGCAGTGGTGCTGGCATCTATGCTTATATTGGGAGCAGTTGGACAAAACTCTAGCGCAGATTTTAAATCTACATTCCTGATAGGAGAGCCAGAAGGCAAGTATATATCTCCATATTCCACCCTGTCTTGGCTGTCAAACGACTTAGATGATAATTGGAGAAACCGTGTTATAGGTATGATCGGCGGGGATACTCATGCTGATATTATGGCTAGAAGCACAGCAAACGACTTTGGGAGAGTTGATGGGGTTCATAGAGATAGTTGGCGCAATCGTATTAGCATCTTGCGTTCTAATGGTATTGCTTCGGTAGTATGGTTAATAAGTGATGACAGTTCAGATGTATATAGAAAAGGTTTAAATAACCAGATTGATTACCAAAATCAAGTTGTTTCTGCGGTTGATGACATTGTTAGTCATTATGTTGTCTGTCTTGAGTGTGACGAATATTATAGCCCTGCACAGGTATCTACACTGATAGGGGAACTCAGGAAGAAAACAGACAAGCCAATAGGTGTGCATCTTACGCCGGGAGTTAAGGCTGAGTACATTAAGGATGCTGATCTAATATACCTCCAAACAGGATTTGATCTAAATGAAAAACAGTTCCGGCAACAAATTGAGAACGCTCTCAGGTTTGGAAAACCAGTTGTCGTATCTGAGTACCACCTACAAGGAACGTCAGCAGGAGCGAAAGCGTTTGGCGACATTGCTTGCTCCTACCCCGGAGTCGTTGGAACAGGAAACGGAAGAGGAACAACGTCTTGTCAAACCCTAGAGTGGGGTCAGACAAAAAAGAAAAAGTGGTATCAACGCCACGAAAAGGAAATAGTCGTTTCTGGGATCGCAGTCGCCACCCTCTTCGCAATGTTAAAGCACACTCCGAAACTAAAACTACAGGTAAATGACAACGGTTACGAGTTAGGATTAAACTCAGGCGGTTATAGTTTAAGGTACTCAGAAGATAGAATAATGTCTACATACAGAATGGAATTTTAAAATGTCAAGAACAGTTAGTTATGATGAATGGTTGCAACATGGAATATATCCAGCGGGTAGTCCCGGTGCAGATGCCGGAAAACCATTTAACCCTAGCGACCCAAATCTAAGATCATACTATGATAACTATGTGTCTACTTGGAACTCGGCAGAACCGGCTCTTAGAATTGCAATCAACAATCAACATGGTCTTGGTTTTGCAAACGAATCTTCTGGTGGAGAAAGTGGGGGCGGCGGAGGCGGCGGCGGCAGTAGCGGAGGTGGATCATCAGGGTTAGGCCCAGTATTTACACCGCTAGATTTATCCGCCCCAAGCCAAAACAATTATTGGTCTTATTACCCACAATCCTATATGCCAGCAGACGCGGCATATCCAACAATGAGTTTACTTTCCCAACCCTACGGAAACAATGTTGATGTTTACCAACCTTGGTCACAGGAATATGGCAATGCTTTGGTTGCTGATAGTTTGTGGAATTATAATCCTCCCGCGATTCCTGCATCCTCCGCTTCTTTCTTTGCAATACCAGTAGGATCATACGAAGAGGGTGGAGAAAAAAGCCCTGCTTCTTCTTCAAGTTCTACAGAAATGACATTTGAAGAAATGAAAGAGGCTGGATTACTTGATGGAACCGGCGGCGCAGTTGGTGGAGCCGCATCAGACCCCGGAGGTCTTGGCTCTGGAGTGGCTGGCCCCGGCGGTGTAGATAGCCCCGGTTTTGGATGGTGATAGCAAAAGGAAACTAAAATGATCCGCCCTGCTGAAACAAGGGACATAAATAAAATTGTAGCGTTAGGCAAGGAAATGCACCAAGAGGGTTTGTACAAAAATATACGATTCGACTCTCAAAAATTTATCAGCACTGTATCATACTGTATGAGAGAAGGTTTTGCTTGGGTTGGAGAAAAAGATGGGCTTGTAGTTTGCGGTATGTTGGCTGGTATTCAAGAGTATTTCTTTTCAACGGAAAAACTTACCAATGACTTTGGTTTATTTGTTAGCAAAGATTATCGCAAGTCAAGGCTTGCTTTGTTGTTGATAAAACAATATGTTAATTGGGCAAAACAAATGGGTGTAAGCGAAATAACAATGGGTTCAACTAATGGACACCAAGGCTCTGGTCTTAAAAAGTTTTTAGAAAAAAGTCTAGGGTTTGAATGTGTTGGTGAAATATATAAATTGAGGAATTAATTATGTGCGGAGGCGGCGGCGGAACAACAGTAAGCACTACCGAGGTATCCCCTTGGGAAGCGCAACGAGAGTATCTGGAAAGAGGTTTTTCAGATGCAAGATCATTGTATGGCAGAGGCGCTCCTAGTTATTATTCTGGCCCAACTGTTGCAAGTTTTGACCCAACTGAAACTGCGGCACAAAGGTCTACTATTGGATATGTTACCGGCCCAAGAGCGACGGCTCAACAGGCGGCGGCAGAGAACGCTCTTATAGGTTCTTTGGGAGGGCAGACAGGATTTAGCCCAACCCAAACCGCTGATCTCTTGGCGGGCAATGTTAGAACTGGTGCTGGAACCCCATACACTGCAATGGAAGATGCTCTAACTACTGGTGTAATTGA